TCTTTCAGTGCCTCTTCGGCATAGGCCCGTGCGCCGTCTGCCGGGGCGCTGTCGGCCGAAGGATCGAATGTATGTGCTTTCTCTGCCCAGCTACGCCCCAATGCCTTACACAGTTTGGCGCGCGCCGGATCGGGCATGTCGGCATCGGCCGTCAGTTCTGCCAGTTCGACCAGCTGATCGTGCCGCACACGGTCTTTATTCTTCAGCGCGATTTCCGCGATGTCTTCTGTCAGGAAACATGAGACTGTGCGGTTGTATCGTTCAGGCAGAACGAGGTGATGCTTCACAGCGAACCGCGCGAGGCGCAGGGCATAATCGAAATCGCCATAGTCGATGGCCCACACCATATTGGTGGTCAGGATTTCATCCTGCACCGGCTGATCGGCTTCCAGCACACCGTCGATCCACGGCGCGAAGGCTTTGGCGAATTCGGCCTTCTTCGGAATGCGCGCTTCGTGGCTCGCGATGTCGGACAGAACCCGCAGGTTTTCGTGAAGCAGCACCCGCAGCGTGGCATATTCCTGCCCGGCCGGGGTGTCTGCCTTCAGCTCCACCGGCGCGGGGGCGGTGTCATTTGCGAGGCGCCTGGCCATTGCGTGGCTGGCATTGCGGGCCAGCACACGCTGCTGATGGCGACGAAACGGACTGGACATAGGCGAGGCTCCAACAATGGCAGAGGTAAGCCCGCTCTATCCGGCGGCGGGCGCGGGCGCTGACTGATGCGACAGTTTCAGTCGCGGTCTCCCCGCAGTGCACCGGGCTCTGGCGGTGACCGACCCGGATGTCAGTCACCGCCATCATCGCCCTCAGGTATTATGGACGGTCGCCGAAGGTGATGTTTTCGGCCATGACCATGAAATCGGTGGATTCGATCACGTATCCTTCGTTGACCGAGTTGTAGTCGACCAGGCTGGATTTGTTTTCGGGCTCGTCACGAATGTAACGACGGCGGCTGCCCTCCTGATAATAGATCGACAGGTTCGACAGCGGTGTGATCGCCATCGTTTTTTCAGGGAACTTGGGCACGACGACAGCCGGACGGCCACCGAGTTGCTTGGCAGACTGGATGATGTCGTATGTCACCTGATCGCTGGTCGAACGCCCGCCATCGATGGTGTCGGACAGCGGACGGTTGATCATCGGAAAATACTTTTCGTCCACCAGATCCTGACTGACGACAACGACATGTTCGGTGGAGCTGCGCGCCCACGTCGGCATGCCTGCAATCAGGTCGTAAGCCAGCGCATCGAGGTTCTTGTAATCGCCATCGGCGATTGCACTGTCAGGTCCGATATAGATCGGAGCGGCTGCGCCGGTTGCAGTGCCATTGCCAGCAAGCGCGCGGCCCATAACATGCGCTGGTTTTTCAAGGCGAAGTTTCTGCAACCAACCGATATTCATATCTTCGCCATTCGGGTTGGCGACAGGATCGCTATCGGCAGCTACTTCAAGGCCATTCCAGCCAATGGCGATACGCGAAAGCCCGACCGAAATTGCGACATGCCGGGCATAACGCTGAGCGAAGTCGGGAAATTTCGACCAGGCATCAATGATCTGCCAGGGCATTTTCGTATCGAACTCAGTATCGAACAGGCGATACTCGCGATCATCCAGATTGCCGACATATTTGGGTTTACGGGGCAATTTGGCTTCGCTCGTGCGCCTGGCGATGAAATCTTCCGTGCCGATGCCAATCACTTCGCCGACCAGATCGCGCATGGGCAAAATATTGATTCGGTTGAGGAATGCGATCTCCTCACGCTGCTTGTCTTCGAGACGCTGTTCAGCAGTCGGATCGAGCGCGAACAGTTTGTGGACGCTGGGTGCGCCATTGATTTGCGAAATCGCGCGATAGAGTCCGTCCAGTGCCCGGCGGCCGCGATCGGAAAGATTATAACCCATTGTGTGTGTGGTCCTGCTGGGAGGGGTGCGGGGCAGGGAAGATTGAAAGGTGGATCAGAAAACCCCGGCGTAGTCGCCAGCGCCCCCATCGGCAGGGGGGCGACGGGTGTAATTGGGGGCAGGGGCACGCTCGTGCTCGTCTTCCAGCTTCTTCAGCTTGACGGCGAACCGATCGATTTCTTCGCGCATTTCGGAACGCAGGCCGCCAATTTCGGTGGCGAAAGTCTGGCCAAGACCTTCGAATAATGGCTTGAGATCGGCAGCGGAGAAGCCTTCCGTGGTGTCGTCGTTCGGCTTTTCTTCCGGCTTTTCTTCCGGTTTAGGCGGAGTGAACTTGGCAAAAGTCTGTTCGAGCATGGTGCCGAAACGGGCGATGATACCATCTGCACCTTCTGCCCCGGCCAGTGCTTCATCGAGTGCGAAGTCGGCAGCAACTTCGCGTGACAGGTGGATTGTGCCCGGTCGCTGATAATTGAACTGCATGCGTTCGGTAGCGATCGATGCGGGACTGTCAGTCAGGGCGACACCCATCAGGTAGGCATTGCCTTTGCCGCCAAAGTTCGGCTCGATTTCGATGGAAGGATAAACCTTCTGACTGGCAGCATTGAGTGCCTTGGCATCTTCGGTCACGTCAAAGATGCCGTAGAGCGCCTTGCGCTTTTCGGTCGTGCCATTGAAATCGACATCGACTTCACCGATCGACAGCTCCAGCACATCGCCATAGGCGCGGAACGGAGGCTGGCCGCTGATGCCGCGAATATGTTCGATATTGAGCCGCGCGCCATAGGTTTTCGGGTTGTAGCTCGACGCCATCTCTTCGAGCATCTTGTCGTCGATCACGCGCCCATCGACGGTGGAACCGGCAGTGGCGAGCAGGAATGGTTTGGTTCTCATGGGCTTTCAGCTCCGGTCATGCATGGCAGCGGGGGCGCGCCCCCTGAGGTTGTCAGGCAGCAAGTCCAGATGTTCGGGGCCTCTGGCAACGCGGGTCGATTGTAGAAGCGCGTTTCACAGGACTGCCCGATAGCCAGAGCGGCAATTCCCCGGTGCATGGCGTGAGCCATGCACTTGCTACCTGCCAGCAACGGACAGACCGAGCTGACTGCCGCTTATCTGAAGCGGCAGGCGCGTTCGCTGTACTGGCGTGGCTGGCCCCTGAAGACGATCAGCGAAGAGCTGGACGTCAAATATCCGACACTGGCTGCGTGGAAGCGGCGCGACGACTGGGACAGCGCTGTCCCAGTCGATGTGATCGAAGACCGCATCGAAGCAAAGATTGCGAGCTGAAGCGCATCGATTTCCTGATGCGCCAGATGGAGCGGGCGGCCCGCATCCGCAAATATGCCGAGACCGGAAAGGAATCCGATCTCAACCCGAAGATTGCCCGCCGCAACGATGCACCGGCGAAAGCCAAGCGGGCCGAGAAGCGCAAGAACCACCTGACGCTGGATCAGTTGCAGGCGTTGCTGGACGACTTCCACGACAAGAATTTCGATTATCAGGAACTGTGGTGGGACCACCGCAACGAACGCACCCGCAAGATCCGCAAGAGCCGACAGGTGGGCGCAACCTGGTACTTCGCGCGCGAGGCTCTGGCCAAAGTGGCCGAGGCCGTTCTCAGCCGCACACAACCGCGCAACCAGATATTCCTGTCGGCAAGCGAGCGGCAATCGCTGAAATTCCGGCGCGAGATCGTCAACTGTGTCAAGCGCGTCACCGGGATTGAGCTAAAGGGCAAGATCTTAGAGATCGATTTCACCGGGCAGTATGCCGATGGGAATGGCGACACGCCCGAAGGTGCCCCGGCGCTGGATACCATCGGTTTCTATTTCCTGTCGACCAACAGCGCCACGGCACAGGGCGAAAGTGGCGATTTCTATTTCGATGAATACGCGTGGGTTCACGGCTTTGCCGAGCTGAAGAAAGTCGCCAGCGGGATGGCGACGCACAAGATCTACAAGCGCACCTATTTTTCCACGCCATCGACCAAGGCACATGAATCCTATGCCTTCTGGTCCGGCGATGAGTGGAACCGCGGCAAGAAGCGCGAGAACCAGAAGACATTCGACATCAGCCTGCGGAACCTGCGCGGTGGTGCGCGCATGCCCGATGGCAGCTGGCAGCATCTGCTCAATATTCACGATGCGGCAGCAGGCGGTTTGGGCAAGCTGGTCGATATTGACGAGCTGAGGCAGGAATATTCCGACGACGAATTTCGCAACCTGTACGAATGCGAAGACATCGACGACAGCGAAAGCAGTTTCCCCTGGGCACGGATCGCCCCGGCGCGGGTCGACAGTTTTTACAAATGGCGCGACTTTTTTCCGGCACAAATCGATCTGCCCGGTGGCCGCCCGTTTGGCGATGCGCCGGTATGGATCGGATACGATCCGAACAAACAGGGCCGCGACGAAGCGGCACTGGTCGTGGTCGCACCGCCTGCCGAACCGGGCAAAGGCAAATTCCGTGTGCTGGAAAAGTACCGTCTGAACGGGCGCGATTATCAGGGGCAGGCCGAATTCATCGAAGCGGTCGCAGGACGCTATAACGTCACCGATATCGCGATCGACACCACCGGGCATGGTGGCGCGGTGTGGGAACTGGTCAGCAAGTGGTTCCCGATGGCGCGCAAGATCGAATATTCGGTCGCTAGTAAGACTGCGCTGGTTTTGAAGGCGCAGAGCGTTTTCCGCCAGCAGCGTATCGAATTCGATGCGGGATGGACCGATCTGATGCAGGCGCTGATGGCGATCCGCCCGGCGCTGACCGGAAGCCAGCGCGGGGTGACTTATATCGCGCGGCGCGATGGCAAGATTGGCCATGCCGATATCGCGTGGGCGCTGCTGAACGCGCTTTCCAATGAACCGATGGACGCCGGAACCACCCACGAAGGTGGCGGCGGCCGCGTGACCTTCTTCAATTGATATGCCGATGCGGGCGAAAGGAACCCCGATGCCGACTGACACGAACACCGCGATTGCCACAACCGAACCGCAAGCCATGCAGGCCGCTACATCTGCGGCCAAGCCACTGGTGTTCGCCTTCGGTGACCCTGA